GCAGTAGCAAAAACGTCTTCGTCTTTGACCACGCCAGCCGATGTGTAGATGCCTACGTTGAACGTGCAGCTTCCACCAAACGTATCGGACCCAACAAAGATATGGGGCACAGATGCGTTCGACGGGATGGGCGCCAACATAACGATGTCGTTATCGTTGGTATCCCCAGCCGCAAGCGCCACACTACCTTGTGCAATTCGCACACGGCCATGTAATTCGGCACTGTCGTTCAGCGTTGGAGGGGTTGCCTCAAAATTGGCAACCAAGTCGGTGTTTTTAGTACCCATTGGTCATCCCTCCTATGTTGGATCGCATTCGATGTAGCCCACCAACTTTTCCTGCATACGGGTTGCCCCGATAGCCATCGATGCGAAGACTTGCGTCGCATGATTTTTATCGGCCCGCTCAGAAATCTTGATGGACGGTTCAGCGCCTATGGCCAGCTTCATTCCGGCTTTCTGCCAGAACAAGACTTTGTGGTCAGAGTTGCTATCTGCACCAATGAGTTCCGTTCGGATAAAGGTAAACCCCATGAAGGAATCCACTTCCCCGTTTACCAAACTTTTCACAGTGGCAAAATCGGAACTAGTGACTTCAGTTTGACCTAAAAGGTTCTGAAGCTGTTTGGCGTTGATGATCATATACCGATCACCATCTTCTGCCTCATTGGCGTCGAGGATTTGCTTGGCAGCGCGTAACTTGCCGACGTTCAAACCCGTATCAGCAGCAGGGCTGATACCGACCTGGACATCAACAGTGTTAGAACTGTCGTAGCTTGTTGAGGTGCCACCGGCAACGCCCGTAAAAGCGGTCCCGTCAGCAGCAGCAACAATTTGCTCATCCATCGCACGGCCCATAGCCCAGGCAGCAGCCGAAGCATAGGGGCTTTGCGGATCGATAAGCATACGAACACGATCTTCATCATCGATGAGATCTGCCCAATCAAAGTCGATAAGGCTGACACGACGCCTTGCGTGGGGCGTGTCCATCCTTGGAGTGTCACTGTGACGTGACGTGCGCTGTTGAGCGGCAGTGCTTCCCACTTGCTCAAAGAAAGCATTCTTGCCCACGACGGTTTCAACTCCAACCGACTCACGCAGACGAGAACCTTTCTGTTGAACAAGGTGTTCGACATTCCCTTTATATTGCTCAACGAACGCTGTAGTGATTTGAACTGACACTGGTCAATTCTCCTTCTTCACTGGTTGCGTTTAGGGTGAAAGTGGTTGTCCCGTGTGGGGCCACGCGCCGTCTTTCCGGCGGTCAAGTGTCGGGCCGAATGGTTATCCGACAGATACGTTTTGCGCTACGACATCAGTGCCGTAGGCCAATTCTGCTAATCTCTTATCTTTTGCCACCAGGGCTTTATGCTCTGGATGGGCGTTATCCCAGAAAGCGGGGTTTGCCCGTAGCTGGGCCATTTGTTCCTTGGCCATTTCCGGCGTTGTGCCAAACTGTCCGGCGCTCTCGCCTTCCTTGAATTGCGGACCACTGCCCAACGTCATGCCAATTTTGGCAAAGGCGCGGACAATATGCGGGTTTGATCCCAAGCCGGATTGATCTAAAACCTGTCGCAATTCATCGGAACCGTATTCTCTCAAGGCACGTTTGGCCGCTTCTACCCGTTGCGGAAATGCGTTGCCGTATTCCTTCTGCAATTCGCCTTCCCATTCGGCTTGCTGGTCTGCCGCCTGTGTCTGCGCGGTTTGCGCTTGGCCCATCATGTTTTCAACAAAACGGTCATGCAGCCCTTGAGCCATTGACGCTGGTAATTTCATTTCATGGGCGGCAGTGCGAAACCAATCGGACAAATCCTGATTGTACGCTTCAAAATTCTCCGGCGCGGCCAGTTGGTAATCTTCAGCCTTTTCCGGCGTTCCCAGCTTCTGCCAGCCTTCCCATTCAGAAAGATCGCTGCCGTCCGTTGGCAAAACAACTTTGTCGGCGCCCACCTGTTTTTCCAGGTTGACGTAAGATTTTAGAACGTCATCGGCGCCTTTCCATCCTTTGGCTTCAATGACCTCATGGTAATCATCCAGACCTTGCGTCCAATCGGCTGCTACTTCTGGGTTGCCCGCATCTTCCGTAAGGATTGCGGACCCTTCAGTTTCATTCGGCATTAATATCTTCTCCTATGCTAAGTGATAAAAGTTTGTCTTCATCAATACAAAGGATCGATAAAATCCTTCGCACTATGTCCTGTGAGCCGTGCATATGCTGTAACTCACTGTTTTCCCGATGCCCGCTGATGGTTAGGATGCCGCTAGCCTTAATTAGGTCCAGCAGAATAGCCTTGCCTTGCGGGGTGTAGAGAAAAATTTCCTTATAAGCCTGGGCTAGTTCGGCCTGGGCCTTATGTTGTTCCGGCATACTTTTTTTTCCAAAAAGCTGTTGACTAATTTGTGGCTACTGCTAATATTTTTTTGGAACAAACTTTGAGCACGCTGCTTGTAGCGTATCAGATAGAAAAAGCTCCTTCGGGAGTTTTTTTTATTGTTGACCCATTTCCGCTATCTGGGCGACTTTCAGACCGGCATCGGCCAGTTGCGGTGCAGAGTTCATAGCCGTCTGGGCCATTTCCGCTTGCTGGCGCTGGCCGCGCATTTCGGCAACTTCTTCTTCATCGCGGAGAATACGTTGCGGCGCCCCGTTAATCTCAGCCAGAGAGCGCGTGATCTCATCAGTGTTAAAGTTGTCCATGACCGATGGGTCAACGGCGGCGATGGCCTGGACACTCTCAAGAGTACGCAAGATGCCGATACCCTCTGGTGCCCGCATGGCTTGTGTTAATGGCGAAACATACTCAACCTCGTATTCGCCCGCCGCTTCCTCAAGAATAGGTGGCGGTGGAGGAATAACGCCCTGTTCGGCAAGAACGGCAAATTCACGCTCAATCAATGGCCCCAACGCTTCCGACTGCTGTCGGCCCACCGTAGGCGCTAACAGGGCGCCTTTTTCCTGGGCACGTTGCAAAACTTCCGTTGCCGTCATTTGTGGGCTTTCTACAAGGATTTGAAATAAAGTTACAAGAAAGCTGTCGTTAATCATCTTTCGGCGTTGTTCCATCATTTCAAAACCGATGTCTACACGGGCGCCGGTATAAAGAGGTTGAATAGGCGGTTGGGACCGCCCATCCATCCTTGCAAACGTCGCCGCTCCAGGCTTGGCGTTCACAGGGAGAATGACGCCGTCGTCTGCAATAATGAGAGGGGGATCGACGGCCTTCTGCCCAGCGCGGATAACCGTCTTTGACATTTCGTTAATCATCTTAATGTCCGGCAAGATCGTCATGGCAGGAGATCGTCCGTAGACCTCACGCGGGCCGGTTACATAGCGGCTGACAATATAGGGCATATCGTCAAAGCCGCCTTCCTCTATAAGCTGCTGTTCCTTGACTTCATAGTATCCCGAAAACCACGGGCGGTTACGCCGGTCCCGTGCAGACATGTCGCGGTCAGTGCGCGGGCAAACAAGATGCATCAATTCAATTTTGTCATCAGGTTTGTCTTCTGCCATTTTGCGAAGATTGTCGGACAAGTCACCGTCTTCAAACATTCTAAGGGCTTGCCGTGCCGTTACCTGAAACTTGCGGAACACCGTATCAACGCGGCCCATTTCGTTTTCGGCAATATACAGATCGGACAAATGGACTTGCCGGTACATCAGGCCACCATCGGGATGCTCATCAACAAAGAGAGCGCCCGTTCCAAAAGCACCAAGGGCCATGTAGCCCTCATGCATTTCCTTGGAAAAACTGGCTTTTGGAGAATAGCGGTAGCCAAACATGATGCTTGTGACCTGGTCAAACCAAAGCCGGACATCATGGTCACGATTAAGAGAAGGATCAGTAGACCGCAACTGGTGCCAGCGGGAACCGCGAGGGGTCAACAAACTTTCAATGGCAGAGGCAAAACGCTCACAGGCGAGTGCAGCCGTGGCGTCATATAATTTTGATGTACGTTTATCGCCCGCTGTCAACTCACCCGTGAATATGCGCGAACGCGGCAGAACACGTTCGGCTATCTCTTCCCAATGCCCTTCCCATACGGATCGGTCATTCTTGAGGCGGGCATAGCGGGTAAAAACTTCTTTTGTATCAGGAGCAGCCATCAGACCTCCAAAAGCGTATTCTTGCGGATTGCCGCCACATCAGTGTTGCGCGGCGCTCCCATTAATGTTGTCTGCACACCGTTACGCGGAGCGGACCCGCCGCCGTATGCTGCCGACGCATTGCGTTGTGCCGTATCTAAGCGGGCGCCCATCGATGTTGGCGGTAGCTTTTTACCCGCCGATTGACGCTGCATGGTCGGCACACACACGTTACTTGCCTTTAGGTTTCATTGGCTTCTTCGGTGGTCTTCCGCGTTTAGACCCATACGTTCCTTTACCTTTAGGCATAGCGCACTCCTATTTCTTTTTTGCTTTAGATTTGGGAAAGCCAGCTTTCATGTTGCTGTAGGCTTTTGATGAAATTGTCGATTTGCTTTTGGGCCGTGAAGTTCCCGCCGCACGGCGCTTGTTAATATTGGCATACAAGCCAGGTTTCTTGGCCATATCAGCCCCCTAATAAACTTTTGCCGCTGCCGGACCCCAGCAAGCCGCCATGTGAACGCAATCCAAGAGTACGAAGGCCGCCAAGGATTAACCCTCCTGGTGCGGCAAGTTGGACTGCCGCCAACCCTTTTTCTTGCGGCGAAGCCATTTTGGATGCGGGATTTAAAGCGATGTCCGCTGCTTCCAATGTTGATAATCCGCTGTGACCAAGGTCACTGACAGAGCCGACATTGCGCGTATTGGAAAACGTATCGACTTCTGTTTGACGCTCAACAGTATTGCTGTCGTTGCTATTTGATCCAGCGCACATATCAGCTTCCTAACAATGTCTTTTTGCCAATATTGGCTTCAGTTGTATCGCCCATTGATCCCGTTAGGATCGTGGATTTCCGGCCTTTCATAGCCAGCCGACGACGCCGTAATGCAGACGCTTCCTCGTTGACACGGGGATCATCCCGCGTAGGCGGGGCTATCGGCGTCGGCGGGGGTGGCGGCGCGGGCATTCTGGGCACCGATGGTCCAATGCACATCATCACTCTCCAATCTTGTTCGAGTCCAGCTATAACAGTGATAGGGCACTCTGTTCTGCCCGTAATCCTCAACGGTGGCTTCGCGGACGGCGCCTAGCAGTTCCAGCCAACGATGGGCCACATGATGGTTGTCATGGCTCCAGCATTCCGCTCTCACGCATCCCGCGCTCATCAGGATTGGCATTACCGTCCTGTTGATGTGGCGGGTTACGCTGAGTGCCACTTTCGGCCACCTGTCCGTTGCGAACATCCAGACGCTGGCCACCCGTGGCCTGACTTCCGATGCTCCCCAGGTAGCGACAGGGACCGCCCCACAACGCGCAACAAACTTCAAGCCGTTTCCAGCTACAGTTGCCACTGCCAGCGTTTCCGGCGTCCTTGCATTCGTCACGGGCCATATTTCTTCCGCATCCAGTTCACGCATATTCCGCGCAATCTCAACAACATCAGGATAGCGGGCATCGATAATATTAACCGAACTCATTATAATCACTGATTATAACGGGCTGGCCCCCAGGCTGGCGCCCTGTTTGTGCCATCATGGCGTAATCACTTGCATCGCCGTCGCGTAATCCTATAGCCGCATAGCGCATGGCGTCGGCAGAATGGGAACTCGAATCGTGGTTGGGTTTTTCCCGCCACGTCTGGTTTTTATCATTCCACTGCCTGTGGTAATGCCGCAAATACTTCAGCCCCAACGCGCAGTTTTGGCGGTCAAAATGAAGGGTAGGGAGCAAGGCCCTTACCGCTTCGATCCCGTCTTGAAGAGATAACTTGGCGACAATGGTCGGGCGTACCCCAAGGCCCTGGAGCATTTCGTAACGACTGCTGCCACTGCCCAACTCACGCACAAGCACATCATGAGGAAAATAATGATCACCATAGACATAAGGTTGAGCGCGAAGGTGGCCAATGTAGTGATGCAATCCTTCGCCGCTGCTTTCATAATAATCAATAATCCTGTGTCCAACTTCCCCGCGTATGGACTGCCCGAACCATATGGCCGTACTGTCCCGCATTCCCAGATCAAAAGCGGTCCAGACGGGCGCGTTCGGCTCCCAGGGAACCGATCCGATCTGGCTCTGCAATTCCATTCTGTCCAGTGTCTTGGCGTAGTAGGCGCCCACAAGGGCTGCTGACCAGGAACATTCAAATTCCTGTTCAAACTGGCTCTCATCCATCGTATCCCGTGCGGCCTTCAGTTCTTTCTCAGGAATAATCTCTGTCTGGCTGGCAGGGAAGCGCATGGCAAACCACTCGTTATCGCCGTCTTCCATATTGCGAATGGCCGTATCGTAGATCGTTCTAAATTGGTTGTCGCCTCTGGGTGTCCCGATCCACAAACATTTGCCGGTGCCAAAATCAGAAAGCGCGGGTCTTACAATCTCAGGAAACAGCCGCGCATTCATGTCCGCATATTCATCCAATACGGCAGCATCAAGGCGTAACCCCCTAAGAGCATCGGGATTTTCCGATCCCAGCAGCCATATCCGCTTGCCGTCAGGCAGATCGCATCTTAGTTCGGCCTCGTTAAACTTAACCCCTGGTATAACCCCCGCATATTCCCGCAACATAATCCAGGCTATCCGCTTTGCCGCCGAATATGTGGGCGCCACATAAGCCCCCTGGGCGTTCTTGCGGTCACAGGTAAGGATTTCACGCAATAACCAGTTGATGGCCATCACCGTCTTGCCAAAACGCCTGTGACACACCGCCACGTTGAACCGTCGGCATTGTTCATGAAACGTCTGCTGCAACGGCCTGGGCGTATAGGGGATGATTACTCTATTCGGCTGCGCCACTTGACCCACCATTAGGCAAGTAAACCTCTACATAACTTTTACATTCGGGGCATGACAGATTAGTGACTATCATAAAATCTTCGTTGTCCTCATCATCGTGATCCCCTCCCCAAATCAATGGGGTTTGGCAATGCCAGCAATTCATGCGTCACCTTGCAAAAACATCAGTAAGCACACTCTCCAGCCATCATGACTGGAAACCCTGTGCCGGTTCTCTGCCTGTGTATCCCACATCCATAACTCCCCAGGCTTCTGGTCCGGCACAAAATCATGAAACTGTAAAATCCCCCCCACCGCATCGGCAGGGCGCTCTGTCAGCAAAACGGATACCGACACCGCGCACCACGGCATATGCGGCCCGTTATCCAAATGCCAGTCATGGCCTTCCTTGCGGCACTCCACCCTGACATACGAAGGCTCCCGATGCGTGATATCAAACCTCGCAAGCACGGCATCAATAACCGGCTCCACAAGCGGGTCATCAAACCCCCTATACCCAACCTCTTTCGCCAGCAAAGCGCACTGTGTGGCGTCCAGAACGTCAGGGACAACAA